AACTAGTAAGGTATTTTCTTGTTCGGTAATTTTTGAGAATGTTTTTGACATATAGTTTGTGTGTTAATCTGTTATTATACCACTGCTTAGCTGTTTTGTCAAGTTACAAATACTGGTTGCTCCCACTTTAACCAATCTTCTAGCAGTGCAGCATAGAACTCGTGATCTTCGTGGTTATAGTATAAGCAACGATAGTTTTGTGAATTAGGCATTTCATCAAAAGCAACAAATACTTTGCTGCGATCAAATTTAAAAATCAATAGTGGTTTTTTGCTTACTTGAGTGCCTTGACGAGTAGTCTGTTGCCAGAATTCTACTAGTTGCGGAGTCTTGGATGTTAGTAAGTGTGAAGTAAGGTGATCTTCCGCATAGCCTTTAACTTCGACACACCAAAGGTTAGTTCGCCCAGGTACGTATAAATCGCCCTTAAGCTGATGTTTAGGGTCAAGAGCACCTGATCCAGGAACTCTTTCCCAAGCTAAACCGGTATGCTTTTTTAGTAGATCACGTACTGTGGTCTCTGTTCTAGCACCTTTAGCCCTAGGGTCTACTGACATTAGTTAGTTATCCAAGGTAGTGGAGTTGGATTTAACTCGCCTTGCGCTATCTGTTTATCTAGCATATATTCTACGTGTGTTTTTGTACTATCTAAATTAGTGTAATTAGTATTAATCCAATTAATAACATCGGCTTCTACTACACTGGAAAGTATTTTAAAAGTATCTGGAGAAGGGTTTGCTAAACTGACGCTTTCTGGTATTTCGTAAACATGGTTTTCTTTTGTTCCACGAACTACAAAATCTACCCGTTTTATTACACCAGCCATAGTGTTAATAGTACTGGTGGCTATAGCTGTTACTTTAATTTCAAATTCTACTGACATATTATACCTCTATTTGGGATATGTTGTTGCGTTTAATAACATTAATCTTTTCTAGTAGGGGATGACTAAAGCCATGACTTACTAAGAAAGTATTTAAATGTTCTTCATGTAGTAATACTTCTACTAACTTTTCTTTACCATCAGTATCAAGTGTTTCTACAGTTTCATCTAGTATTAATAAATTAATTCTAGAACTGGATAGTGTTTGCATCAGTTTTCTAATAGCTAATAAAGTAGCTACATTAACTCTTGCTTTTTCACCACCACTTAATGCAAGTATTTCAATATCTCTTCCATTATCAGTAATAACAACATTTAATTTATCACTAGCACTAATTTTAAAACTAATTTGAAATCTTCCATCACTTAGATCAACCAAATAACTATTTGTAATTTCTTCTAAGTCTTTTACTAAACTCTCAATTTTATATGCTACTAAACCTGTTGTGCTAAATGTCTTTGTTAGAACATTTAAAATACTCATGCGCTCGCTTAACTCGTGCAGTTTACCACTATAAACTTCTAGTTCTTGATTCATTTCAACCAATTGTTTTGATACTAAATCTACTTTAGTGTTATGTGCAGTTACTTCTTTGTTATATTGTTCCGCCTCAACTATCTTACGTTTAGTTGCAACAATACTAGTTTGTAACTCTGTAAATTCTTGTTGTAAAGTTTGTTTATCTAGTAAAGTTTCTGGCAACTGTGTATCAATTAAAGCATGATATTTTTCCCAGTCTTCTTGTGCTTTTTGTGCTTCTTGCCAAGCTGTTTTCTGTTGTTTAATTTGAACTATTTTTTGAGTATAACTCATAGTTTCTACAGCAGCTATTTCAGCTTCTTCAGTTTTTTCTTCAATTAATTCAGATACTTTGGCCTCGTCAATATCACTTAAACAAGTAGGGCACGTTCCGTGCAAAGCTTTCATCTTTATAACAAAAGATTGTGCGTCGCTAACTGTTTTAGATAGTTTTGCTACTTCTGCTTGATATCCTTCTATGCCTTGTTCAGGTTTTTCAGGAATTGGAAGTAATTTAATTTTATACTGTAACTGTTTATAAGTATTATTTTGACTAATCTTTTTATTAGTAGACTCTATGCTATTTATACTAGAGTCTAGCGTAGCAGCTTCTGTTATTAACGCAGTGTTTAATTCAGGAGTTATAATAGTTTCTTTTAAAATTAGCTCAGTTTTTTCGTACTTATTTAACCAACTTGCCACAGTATTTACTTGTGACTGCACTACAGCAATATCTTTGGTAAGTTGAGCTGAAACTTCTTTAAAAACTTCAGCAGCACGAGTATACTTACCTAAATTTAATATTTCAATTAAAAACTTTTTACGAGCAGTATCAGGTGCCGTTAAAAACTCTAAACTGCTAGCATTTGACTGGTAAACAATTTGTGCAAAACTTTTATGATCAAATCCTAGTATATCTTCAATGATTTTATAAGTTGCCGTTGCAGTATGCGCACTTATATCTACACCTGACTTAAAAAGTTTTACAGTTTGAGCAGTTCCACGACTAGACTTAATTGTATAATCTACGTCATCTCTGTTAAAGTCTAGCTCAATACTATATGTTTTATCTTTAATGTGGCGGTTAAGAATATCTGCTTTCTTAATACCTTTTGAGTTTTTGTTAAATAATACTTCTTCTAGTATAAGGGCAATAGAACTTTTACCATGTCCATTTTTACCTACTAATTGTGTAAGCGGGGCTGAAGCAAAATCAATTTGATTATCTTTTCCATAACTAAATGCATTAGCCCATCGTAGTTGTTTTATAGTTATCATTAAAGTCTCTATTCAGTTTCAATTTTATCTGCATGATTTTGAAACTCTTTTAATACGTTTTCTATGGTATCTTCTGGTAGCTCTAATATGTAAGTAAGATACTCACGAATTTCTTCACTCATAGACATTTCTTTGTCTAAGATTAGTGCGCTGTCGGTGTCGCGCTTAATTACTTTACGATCAATTAAATCGTTGTCCTCTAGTTCACCAAGTTCTTGCATATCGCCCTCAACTTGATAAATTGTATGGTCATAATCTGTTTGCGGTTTAGGGTCATGCACAGCTACTGTTTTACGAATAAGTTGTGGTAGTTGTAGCTCACGCCATTCATGTGTTAAACTATTGGTATCCAATATAATAACACCAGTAGCCACATTCCCGCGATGAAAACTAGTAGTAACGGGACTTCCAGGATAAATAATATTTTTCTGAGAATTTTCATAACTATGCAAATCGCCTGCTAAAACAACGTCATAGCTAGCCAACAATTCTAAATCCATTTCAGGCTTTACGTGTGGCGGGATTTCTCCACGAACGTGCGTAAAACAAATGTTTCCACGAATTATAAAAGGATTTTTTTCAAACTCTTTTAATTTATTATATGGAATAAAGTCCATATTTTCCACTTTGCAATAGTCATCAATAATTTCTACTTGCGGATTTAGTCTATTAGTAACTTGTTTTAAGTTTGTTAAAAATGTTGTGTCTTTTTTAACTGCTTCATGATTACCTGCATAAATAATTGTAGTAATTTTACAACTATTAACCAAATCAAAATATGTCTCTAATTCTTCCATATTAGGAAGTTTATCAAAAACATCGCCACCAACTACAAAAAGATCACACTCATCTTGAAGTGTTTCTAGTTGTTGCCATAGCATATTAAACCTATTTTTAGCCCACTTAATAGGTACGTTTTTTTGACCTAATTTAATATGTAGGTCTGCTGTAAATAATACTTTCATATTGCCTTATGAGACAGAAAAGCCCGCTAAGCATTTTGTTTAGCGGGCTTAAGTTTTTTAACCAAGTTCTTTGACTGCTTCTTGCTCAGAAGAAGGGCTGTCGCCGTCTTCTTGATTGCTAGAAATCTTTTCTAGCAAAGCCTTTACATCTGCTTCCGTAGGACGAGTAAATTTCTCGTCAATAGGTTTAGCAGTATCAGCCATAGCACGCTCTTCAGCGGTTAATGGGCGGGCTTTGCAACGTAAAACTTGTAGTGTATACTCAACATTAAAAGGCAGTGGTCCTGTCTTTACACGCTTGAATACAACATCCCAACCTGTATCATAATCAGTAGGGTCTCCTAAATCTTCAGCTGCTGTAACGATTTGCTCAAACAATTTCTTTTTAAGATTTAAAGCAACAACTTTTTGCGATTTAGGGTCAATACAATTTACAGAGTAACTCCAAGAGCATTTTGCTTCTGGGTAGTACTCATTAACATGATCTTTTTCAATATTATCAAATTTCTCCTTTTCACGACTAAATGCCAAACATTCAACTGGAATATCTTTGTTATTAGTGCCTTTCAGCCAATAAATATATCGTGGAAGAACTCCGCCAATTAAGCGGACTGTATTTTCGCCATCTTTGTATTCATAAGAATCAACTTTGTTTGATTGTGCTTTACATTTGGTGTT